GGTGTTCATTTCCAGAAAGAAGAACTCGCCGCTCTGATCCAGCAGAAATTCCACGGTACCGGCACCGACATAGTTCACCGACGCCGCCGCTTTCACCGCAGCCTCGCCCATGGCTTGGCGCAGCTCGGCCGTCATCACCGGGCAGGGCGCTTCCTCGACCACCTTCTGGTGGCGGCGCTGTACCGAGCAGTCGCGCTCGCCGAGATAGACGATATTGCCGTGCTGATCGCCAAATACCTGGATTTCCACATGGCGCGGCTGGATCACCGCCCGTTCCAGAATCAGCTCGCCGGAGCCGAAGGCGTTCTGCGCCTCGGAGCGGGCGGTGCGGATCTGCGCCAGCAGCTCGCTGGATTCATGCACCAGACGCATGCCACGACCGCCGCCACCGGCACTGGCCTTGATCATCAGCGGGTAACCGATGCGACCAGCTTCGCGGCTCAGGGTTTCGTCGTCCTGGGCGGCACCTTCATAGCCGGGGATGCAGGGCACGCCGGCTTCGAGCATGGCGATCTTCGAAAGGCGCTTGCTGCCCATCAGGTGAATGGCTTCCACGGTGGGGCCGATAAACACGATACCGGCGGCCTCGCAGGCGCGGGCGAAGTCGGCGTTTTCCGAGAGAAAGCCGTAGCCAGGATGGATCGCATCGGCCCCGGTATTTTGCGCCGCGTCGATGATAGTGGCGATCAGCAGATAGGACTGATTGACCTGGGCCGGGCCGATGCACACAGCTTCATCGGCTTGCTGCACATGGCGGGCATCGCTGTCGGCCTCCGAGTAGACGGCCACGGTGCGGTAGCCGAGGTCCTGGGCGGTGCGCATCACCCGGCAGGCGATTTCCCCGCGGTTGGCGATCAGGATTTTGTTAAAGGCGGGCATGGTCTAGCTCCTGACGATTTATTTCCCTCACCCCAGCCCTCTCCCGGAGGGAGAGGGGGCGGTTGGTTAAAGGCCGATGGCTTTACGGTGGTCGGCGAGCATGTCTTTGCCGTTGACCATGAAGACGAAGTTGAGCAGGTCGATCTCGATTTCGACGTTGCCGTCGATGGTCAGCTTGTAATAGCTGCAGGTGGTGGTGATTTTCTGCTCGGTGTCTTCGCCGGGCTTGGAGTCGCCGAAGTCGATCTCTTCATGGCGGCCACGGGCGACCACTTCCACGGCGCTGACTTCGCCGGTGTCGTCACGCTGGACGGACCCGGCCCAGCGCAGCATCACGCCGTCGGCCTTGATTGCGCCGAACTGGCGCAGGATGGAGACCGCCCAGCCGCCAATGGTCCAGTCGATCTGCAGGCCGTCGTCGCTGTGGCCGAGGTCGACCTTGACGGGGCCGTCCATGCCACCGGCGCGCCAGGCTTCCAGCTTGCGGCTGAGTTTGGGCAGGGTGACGGAACCGCACTCGCCAACGTAGCTGAGGCCGTCGTTGAAGAGGTTCATGTGCTTGAGTTTTTTGGGCAGGGCCATTTGAGCTATCTCCTGTGTTTGGCGGGGCTGCTGGCCCTCACCCCAGCCCTCTCCCGGGGGGAGAGGGGGCTAAGTTAGGCGTTGATGCGGCTGGCAAAGTCGACCAGGTAGCGGTCGGTGATGCGCTGGCGCAGGGAGAGGTCTTCCAGCGGCGGCACAGGGGTGTAGTCGTAGTCGAGGAAGAGCTTGCCGGCCTTGAGGGTGTCCTTGTCGTTGACTGTCTCGTCGTACCCGCACTCGCCGCCGATCAGGTAGCCCAGGCGTACCAGCTCGCGCATTTTGGCGTTGATGCCTTCGACGATGTCGCGCACCAGGCTGGCGTGCATGGGTTTGTCCACCGCCCACAAGTGCGCCTCGGCCATGGTGTCGGACAGTACCTGGGCGGTGCGGGTGTAGTTCTCGAAAGCGAACAGCGGGTCGGCGCTGCAGGTGCGCGAGCCCCAGAAGCGGAAGCCCTCGCGGCGGATCAGGGTGGTGACCTCGCCAGCGTTGAGCAGGCCGGCATCGGTGGCGGGGTTTTGAAGATCCCAGTAGACGTCCTTGCTGAGGCCGGTTACGCCGTTGACCGGGACGTTGGACAGGGTTTTGTGCCAGCCCACCTGGCGGTCGAGCTTGGCGCGCAGGCCGAGGGCGCGGGCTACGGCGGCGGCCGGGGCGCTGGCGTTGGCTACGGTGTCCCAGGAGACGAAGTCGGGCCAGATGAGCATGAGCTCGCGCGCGCCGAAGTTCTCGCGGTAGGACAGGGCCTCGGAAACGGTTTGACACTCCCAGCAGCTGGCGTAGGCGAAGGCGCGCAGCTGTTCGGCCAGGCTGACCAGCTCGGTGGTGACGGCGAGTGAATCCAGCCCGGGCACGCCGAGGATGCGCGGCTTGACGCCCAGCTGGGCCTCGGCGGCGAGCAGGGCTTTCATGCCGGTGTAGTGACCTTCGGCGGTTACGCCGCCGATGATTTTGCTGGTTTGGTCGGCCTGCTTGGCGGCATCGTCTACGCCCTCGCCATCGGCCACGCGCACCACGACGGTGACGGGGCTGGATTGGTCGGCGATTGCATCCAGGGCTTGGGCCAGGGTGCCGAGGGTGCCGGCTTTGCCGGAGGCTGTGAGCACGTCGGTGAGCAGCACCGGGGTGTTGAGCGGGAAGACGGTGGCGTCGGCATCGCTGCCGGTGCAGACCATACCCACCACGGCGGTGGCGACTGTGCGGATGGGGCGGGTGCCCTCGTTGATTTCGACGACTCGGACGCCGTGGTGGTATTCGGACATGGTGGCTCCTGCGATGCGCGGTGCGGATCAGTGAGCCTTGAGGGTGACGCGCGCGCGAGGGTTGTTACAGGCGCGGGCGTTGTTGGTTGGGCGCTGAAAACGTAGGGCAGGCAAAGGGGCCGGGCAGGCAAAGAAAAGCCCCGGCTAGCGGGGCTTGTTTGCGCGCAGATATAGACGATAAATCCTCTCTGCATAGATTGTATGGCCTAGGTCATTTGGATGCCACTTGACTCCTTCAGCTGAGCCCCAACCGCTTGCCTCTGGCAGAGCACTGATATCTCTTACCGTTGCATATGGGATGCTCTCAAATAGAGCGACACTCTGCATTGTTTCATCCACTACCCCAGGCCACCCGAAGTAATCCCCAGTAGGGGTCCTAGGTGCTAGAGACCAAGGGCCTACGGCAATAACGTTAGGGCCGCTTTCGATTTTTTTAGCTGCCTGAATCAGCTTTTGATACTCGACGGCCAGCTTAGATTGGCCGTTTAGTTCCTTCTCATGCTCACCAAGTTGAATCACCACAAGGTCGGGGTTTGTGTTTGAGACCTGATCCATTGCGGCTAACCTCTGGCTCACTTCGCCAGATCCGCCGTAGGTGTGAAAACAAGAAATCACAGGCTGTTTACGATTTACGGAAATTTTCCGGGCCAGGATAGTTACGTAGTCATTTTGCGGGTTTGATGCAGCCATCCCGGAAAGGTGGGACCACCCAAGTTTCTGAGTAGTGACAGCATTGAAGCCATGGCGGGTAATGCTGTCCCCGATGAACAGAACTTTGTAAGCGTCTGCGCTTGCTGTATCGCAGCCGGCTGGCTGATCAAGCTGAGACTGAGCCGCCGCGTTGGCGGCTCCCGCTAGCAAGAGCGACCCGATGATTAACCTGAGCATTTTAGCCTTCCCCAAAAGCGCATCATGATAACAGCGCGGTGCTCGGAGTGGCACCGCGCAGCTGATCAGTAGGTGAGAATTGACTCGCAGACCAGTTTCCCGCCAATCGCCTTGAAGCTGAGCAGGCGGCCCCCTGATGCAGGTACGGTAGTAGGCGCTGGATTAGTCGCCGTGAAAACGAAGTTCGCTGACCAAGCCGTAATATTCTGCGCTACTCCATTGCCAGCGCCAATCCTCAGCGTGTAGGTGTCACCAGGGATAAGCGTTGCCGGATTGCTAACGTCGAAGGAGCTGACTGTTGCAATCGGGAATGCACACATTCGGTGAGTGCGCGATGCCCAGAAGTCGAAGCTAATTTCGGCCGCTGGAACAATTACGGTTTCGACATCATTGAATATCGAACGGATAGCTTTAACAAAAAAGCTTGCACCATCCCAGACGATATCAATGGAGTCGCCGCGCTTGCCGTGAAGAGTGCCAGCAGTAATAAATGACAGCCTGGTAAACCCGTCCTCAATTATGCATGTGAACTCAAAGAAGGGCACGCCTGTAAGCCCGTTAATGGTTGATATTGAAGTGAACGCATTGTTCTGGAATCGAATTATTTTCGGTCTCAGGGTCAAGTCAATAACGGTTGAGTTGATCGGGTTGATGGCGGCCAGTTTTTCAGCGCCGATCATTGCGACGCCATTTGTTTTGAGTTTCCCCCGGTCGACTCCGAAGACTTGGTTGCCAAACGAGATGTTCACGCCGCCTGCGTTGTTTCCGAACAGTGAATCAATATCGACTCTATCGACCATCTCAAGGTGCAGCGGTGTGCCATTTCCACCGAAACCCAAGAAGCGCCCATTAATGTGCAAGTCTGCATTTAATACACGGGCGAAGTTTCCGTTTGTGGCACCGCTCCCAGAGTCGCCAGTACGCATAACAAATTGACTGAATACACCATGGGAAAAGCCGAATATCTTGGTGTCTTTTACACCTAGAACACCGTTTTCATTTGCAAGTGAGAAATGGTCGCGCGAGTAAATGCGGATGCCTTCATTGCCACCGTCTGCATAGCAGTCAACCATTAGTGTTCCTGATGCGCGGGAATACACGTTTGCACCGGTGATATTGTCGCTCGCAATTACGAAGGATTGAACGGATGTCCCATAGGATTTGCAACGAACGAAATGGACAGCGCGCATTTTTGTGACGAAGCCATTCGGCCCACCCCAGTGCTTGCAGTCTTCGACTCGGATGTTTCCACCGTAATCACCAATCGGGTCATTCCCCTTTTGCTCCCACAGTTGGCCGTGACTATTGGCACGGGTATTAACCCGCCGAATGTAGTGGTTCTCTGTCAGTGGGCCAGCACCTGCCAAGGGATTGATCCCAAGGGCATACCCATCGATGGATACACAGGCTACGACGCAGCTTTTGCGGTCGTTAAGCCGCACAGCACCGACAACAAGCGTCCCTTCGCCTGTCCAGCTGATGCCGCTCCACTCCATTGCACCATGCCCGACCAGTGACGTGCCGTTAGGCATCGTCAGCTGCAGCTTAATTGACTGGCCTTCAGCTGTTTTTGGTAGCCGCACTCGTTTGTACTGAGTCAGGTAGGTGAGAACTTTGTTGGATTCATCCGTTACGCCGGTCAGGTCTAGGTCCTTTGGCGTGAACCAGCCGCCATCGAGGAACTCACCAGCGGTTGCGCCACGCCACCCCAGCATGCCTGCGCCGAGAGACTCACTCGTTTCGTCGGCAAGCCGCTTTTCAAGATCATCTACTACCTGATCAGCATAGGCCCGAGTTGCGAGAACTACTGCGGGGTCGATTTTCAGTTGAATATTTGCTGTGCCGTTCGCGATTATGTGCATCCGCACAGTCTGTGTGCGTCCAGAGCCTTGAACCAATAATGGCTTGTAACTCGGGGCAGGTTTTGCTGTTGCTACAAAATCCCCCTCTTCATCTTCCAGGGCAAGTTCACGGATCCACCAGCCGCCCACGTTCGGCGGCAGGATCAGCTCGGCGATGAGAACGTTTTCATCATCAGGCGATACCCGGAGTTGATTTAGCGGGGCCCGGTAAACCTGATTAATAAGCTCTTCTTGAAGCATGCTCGGAACAGGGTCGGGCGTTTGGTTAGGGTCGCCTCCAGCATCCCCAATCAGCATATGTGTGATTTTCCAAGGTATTCCCAAAGCATTTGCATTCGTTTGCTTTGCCGCTCCGATTGCGGTGATAAAACCACCGAATTGCGTGTTTTCGTTAGTCATAGGGATATACATCCATCTCATCAATAATGTGTTCAGACACTCCGGCCCAGCTATATACATCGACTGCAATATCTGCTTGGGTCCATGGGAATACGTCGAGTTCGTCGCCGTCAGATACGGCAACGCCTGAATAAGAAGATAATTTTGTGAGCAGGCTGATATCTAGGCCTATAAGGTGCCTTGATACTGGCTTTGTTTCTTCGATAAACCACTCTAGCTCTATATAAATATCTTCGGTGATACCACCATTTAGGGTTTCGATTTCTACCGAGAATGTTCCTGGCACGCCATTAGGCATTAGCTGCCACCACTCAAAAACCTGGATCAGGTAGCCGAGCGGCTCTACTACCCGCCGCAGGCTGCCAATGGTGCCTTTGTGGGAGTGAATGAAATATGCAGAGCGGATGGCGGCGCGCTTGGCGCTTTCCGGCCATTCCTGTGACCAGCGGTCTACCGAGAAGGCCCAGGCCAGGTAGGGCAGCAGCGCGACGGGGCAGGTGTCGGGGTTCCAGAGTTGGCGCAGGGGCACGGGTACGCTGGCGAGCTGGGCCAGGGCTTCGGCGGCCAGGCGTTCCAGCTCGCTGGCGTTGGTCGGCAGCAGGCGGGCGGCCATTACTCGGCCACCGTGACGCTATAGCCGGTGCAGTAGGGCGCTTGGGCTTCGGTTGCCTGGATGTCGACCCAGCCAACCAGCTCGACGCGGCGCACGCCTTCGATATGCAGGGCGGCGTCTAGCGCGGATGTGTTGACCTCCAGCCCCAGGCGGCGGCGTTGGTCGACCAGGGCGGCAAGACGGGCCTCGGCCGTTGCGCGGATGGGTTCGGCCTCTGGGCCCTGGGTTTTCAGATGGAGCAGGGCGGTGACGCTGTACTCAAGGATCTCGGCACTCTGCACGGTGAGGCGATCAGCGACCGGGCGGCGGTCTTCGGCGCTGAGGTAGGCGTCGACGATGGCGAGCAACTCGGCGTCTGCGGTGCCGTCGCCCAGGGCGCTTTGCACTGTGACGACGACTTCGGCCGGGCTGGGGCTGGTGCAGGAGGCATCGGCCACGCGGCCGTCTGCACTGCGGGCGTGGAAGATGTAGCTATTACGCGGGCCGGCGGTGCTTAGGCCTTCCAGCGCCATTTGGGTGCGCTCGCGCAGGCTGTCGTTGCCTTCCATCACTGCGGCTATGGGCGGCACGGCGCTGGGGCTTGCTGGGGTGATGACCAGACGCTGCACGTTGAAGCGGGCGGCGATTTGATCCAGATCCGGCCCGTTAGCGAAGGGCAGCAGCACGGCCAGGGCGGCCTCGTTGACGCGCTGGCGCAGCAGGGTTTCGCGGTAGGCGTTTTCCTGCAGGAGTTTGGTGAGCGGCTCGGACTCCAGGGCCAGGGTGGCGGCCACCTGGGCCTGCTGGTCGGCGGGCCAGAGGCTGATGGCGTAGGCCTTGCGCGCGGCGAGGATCTGCTCGTAGTCGATTTGCTCGACCACTTGCGGGGCTGGCAGGGCGGCGAGGTTGATGGGGGTGAAGGTGGTCATGCGCTGGCCCCCAGGGTGAGCGGCACGCGCAGGCTTAGCGGTGCGTTGCTGTCTGTATGGGTGCCCTCAAGATCCAGCACGGCCTGGCCCGGGCGGTCGCCTAGGAAGAGTTCGACACGGCTGAGGCGGATGCGCGGTTCCCAGCGCATAAGGGCCATGGCGGTGGCTGCATAGGCCTGCAGGCGGGTGGCGGCGTTGGTGGGCCAGTCGATCAGGTCGGGCAGTTGGCTGCCGTATTCGCGGCGCATAACTCGGGTGCCAATGGGGGTGGTGAGAATATCGGCCACGGACTGGGCGAGGTGGGCCGAGTCAGCGACGGTGCGGCCGGTGGTGACATTCATGCCGCGCATGTTCAGCCCCCCGCAAATACGTTGGGCGAGCCCTGGGCCACGGCGCTGCCGCAGGCGACGGGGTCACCGATGCGGGCGAGCGGCTGGCCGTTGGCAAATACGCTGGCGCTGCCGGCTGCCAGCACGCTGGCGTGGGTTTCGGGGATGCTTGGGCA